TCTTGATGATGGAGTATTCACTGACAAGAACAACGAGCTTGACTATTGGACCAAGGCTTTGGCCAGTGGGATTGTCAGCAAGGCTTACGCTATCCAAAAGGCTTTCAACATGTCAGAAGTTGATGCTAAGGATATGATTCAGGCAATCAACCAGGAAACAATGGACACGGCAAATAGTCAGCGAAGTCAACAAGATATTGATATTTACGGGGAGTGATTAAATGTCAAAGAAGAGACCACCGATACAGTTCAATGACGAGCAACTGCTACTTCAAGCGAGCAATGTCGCGGATATTTATCATCAGTTAGCCTTGGACTTGTTTGACAACGTGGTCGAACGTGTGACAGAACGTGGTACGGTCTATCTGGATAAACAACCGTATATCTGGCAACTCGAAAAGATGCAACAGATGCACATGTTGAACGAGGAGAACCTAAAACTAATCTCAGAGCGTTCAGGAGTAGCTGAAGAACAACTGAGGCACATTGTCGAAAATGAAGGCTTGAAGCTCTACACGGACACGAAACAGCAGCTCATGGAAGATTTAGGCCGTGGATCCTTAGGGGGAAACAATTACATCCAAGAAATCCTCGCTGATTATGCCAACCAAGCGGTCGATGAGCTTCACAACCTAATCAATACGACGCTTCCTAAGTCAGTTATCGGTGCTTATCAAGGAATTGTGGAACAATCTGTCGCTAGAGTTGTTACTGGACTTTCTACGGCTGATAAGGCTATCTCTGACACGGTCATGAAGTGGCAAGAGAAAGGATTCCAAGGCTTCCAAGATAGCGCTGGGCGTAACTGGAAGATAGACAACTATGCTCGAACTGTTATCAAGACGACAACCTATCGAACCTATCGAGAAATGCGAACGAGACCAGCCGAAGAGCTGGGCATTGATACCTTTTATTTTTCAAAAAAGGCGTCAGCTCGCAAGTCGTGCGCTCCTTTGCAACACCAAATAGTCACGACTGGTCACGCTAGAACCGAGCATGGCGAGAAGATTCTTGCTTTGTCAGACTACGGCTATGGAAAGCCTGGAGGGTGTCTTGGTATCAACTGCGGTCACATGCTGACACCATTCATTCCAGGAGCCAATTATAAGCCCGATTTGGGCGAGGACGTGGCAGAGGTTACTCCAGAGCATGCAGAAGAGAATGCCAACGCAGAGGCTAAGCAGAGAGCTCTAGAACGGTCTATCAGAGCGAACAAAGAAAAACTCCACGTCGCAGAGAAATTGGGCGATGATGATTTGATAAACAAGTACAAGAGCAAGATAGGCACTCAAAAGTCAGCCTTGAAAGATTACATCGACAAGCACCCATTCCTGAAAAGGGATGAGGCAAGGGAAAAATACTATGACGCCCCTTACACAAAGGCTAAGAAAGAGGTAAAGGTCAGAAAAGAACTTGAAAAGCTGGAGAAACACAGAGCAGAACAAAAAGAAATGCGAAAACGTTTCACAAACGCTGTAAAAGATGGTATAATTAAGGCAGAAATCAATGAGCAAAAACAAGCTGAACACATCAAAGGTACTAATGAATGGCACCGAAGACTTGAAACTGAATTAGCCAATGGCAATCAGATTGAGCCAAGCTATTTGACAATATCAATGGATGAGGCTGCTGAACTTATTAAACGTTATTCAGGCACAGGGAAATTCTTGTATAAAGAAGACCCTAACTACATTCCTAAAAAAGAAATCATAAAACACAATAGCAAGGTTGGTGTGTATATCGACCAACAAACAGGCGAGATGTTTGAAACTGATAGCTTTAGGATACATTATAGAAAGACAGGGGCACACATTGTCCCAACGTATGGAGGTAAGTCATGAAATTATGGACTTTTTTAAGACAAAACGTGAAACTTGTGCTTAAAGATGGCTCAATAGTTTCAGGATTTGTCCAAGAATACTGTAACAAAGATGACAACGATGAGGAGATTGACTCAATCGGCTTGGATGTCGACGGTACTCTTTATGAGTATTTTGAGGATGAAATCCTTAGTATTTCAGTAGCGTAGCGCTTAGAACAATCTAGGCGCTTTTTTCATGCAATAAATTGCTATAAATCACTATAAACCGTATGGAATCCCGTACGGTTTTTTGCTTGACTTTATCCGCAGTCGGTAAAGAACGGAAGATAATACCTAATTTTAGGAGGACAGAAGAATGCCAGAAGACATTCAAACACAAGCTGACCAGCCAGTTAATGCTGGAGAAAACACTGAGTCACAAACTCAAGAGCAACCTATCAAGACTTTCACTCAAGATGAGGTGACTGGTCTTGTCGCTAAAGAGGCCAAGAAAGCACAAGAAAAAATCTTCAAAAGCCTAGGATTCGAAGATGTCAAAAGTGCAAAAGAAGGACTTCAACAGCTCAAAGAGTGGAAGGACTCACAAAAGAGCGAGGCTGAGAAACAGTCAGAAGCGCTTGCTGCTAAAGAGAAAGAGCTAGAAAATGCTTTATCAAGTCAACGACTTCTTGAAGCTAAACTGTCAGCTCTAACTTTGGGAGTGAATGCTGAGTCTGTGGACGACGTCATCACTCTTTCAAATCGCTTGGTGTCCGATGAGGTATCTATTGAAGATGCTATCGGTCAAGTGTTACAGAAATACCCTCAGTTTGGTCGCACAGAGCAACCTGAGGAGAAAAAACCGACATTTTCAGCTGGAGGAAATCCGACGGCTGGAACGAACCAAGAAGACGCCTTTCTAAAGGCTCTAGGATTAAATAACTAATAGGAGATCTATAATGACAATTAACTATATCACTAAACATGAAGGCACTTTTGAAAAGAAATTGATGCAAGGTGCACTTACTAACATTTTGGAAACACCAAATGTAAACTGGTTAGGCGCTAAATCGTTCGAGTTGCCTACAATTGCAGTTACTGGTTACAAAGCGCACACACGATCTAAAGGCTACAACGCTGGTACAGTTTCAACCGACAAGAAAGTCTACACGCTCGGATTCGACCGTGACGTTGAGTTCTTTGTAGACGCTGCAGACGTAGACGAAACAAACCAAGAGCTTTCAGCTGCTAACGTATCTAACACATTCATCACTGAGCACGCAACTCCAGAAGTTGACGCTTATCGTTTCTCTAAACTCGCAACAGAAGCTATCACAGGTACACACTTCAAGTCTGAAGCTGATTTGTCAGAAGCGAATATCTACTCACGCTTGAAAGCTGCCCTTTTGCCAGTTCGTAAATATGGCGCTCAAAACATCGTTGTTTATGTTTCTAGCGAAGTTATGGACTTCTTAGAACGCTCTAAAGAGTTCACACGCTCAATCGCTACTACATCACCTCAAGGCATCGACACTCGTGTCACTTCACTTGATGGAGTTCAGCTTATCGAAGTTTGGGACGATGCACGCTTCAAGACTAAATTTGATTTCACTACTGGATTTGTTAAGGCTGCAGACGGTAAAGACATCAACTTCTTGATCGTTGCTAAACCTGCAGTAATTGCAAAAGCTAAATTTAACTCTATCTATCTTTTCGCACCTGGTCAACATACAGAAGGTGACGGATACTTGTATCAAAACCGTTTGTATCACGACCTCTTCGTCCTAGATACTAAGAAAGACGGTGTCTACGTTTCTCACAAAGCCTAGTAAAGGGGGGTAATCCATGAAGAAATACGAAAAAGCAAACCAGGTCTACACAGTCCAAGAAGGGAGCTTGCTTGAAGCACAATTGGTTGCTGACGGCTTTGAAGAAGTGATTGACGAGGGAGAGCTCAAGGAGCTACTTGCTACTCATCAACTCGCAGACCTTACTTTGGTTGAACTGAAAGCTCTTGCTAAAGAGCGAGGGCTTGAAGGCTATTCAAACAAAACAAAAGACGAGCTTTTGGAGGTATTGAATGGCTAAGTATCAAGCTAAGCTGAATGTTTACCTCGCTAAGTCTGACCGTCATTTTGATAAAGGTCAGGTATATGACCTGGATAAATACGAAGCGCAGGAAATCAACGCACTAGTTGATTGTTTAGAACTCGTTGAGGATATTGACGAGGAGTTAGTTGAGGTGGAGACATCCACCTTGTAAGGAGGTGATTAGATGTCTTACTTGACTAAAGAAGAGTTCACTAAACTCGGTTTTGAGTGCGAGGGCGACTTTTACAAACTCTTAAAACGTGCCAAGCTCGCTATCGATGCTTTTACAAGAGATTTCTATTTCTTGAATAGCTTTGAAAGCGACAACGAAGCACGAAAAAGGGCGGTCAAGCTCGCTATGGCTTATCAGATAGCTTATTTAGACAGTTCAGGAGTCATGACAGCAGAGGACAAGCAGTCTATTGCTAGTATGTCAGTCGGTCGGACTTCTGTCAGCTATCGTACAAATTCACAGAATGGCTCAGGCTCGCTTTCAGTGGCCGAACGGTACAATTTATCCAAGGATACAGAGAACTGGCTTCGAATGGCAGGATTTGGCTTTGCGAGGGTTGATTATGATAGATAAAAGAATGCTACCTGATTCAGTGACTATCAAGAAGTCAATCGGAGAGGATGATTGGGGGAAAGAGACTTACTCCGACCCTCTTTTATTGTCCCCTTGCAAATTCGATAGGTCTTATTCTCATTCTGGTACAGGCAATCATCGTAGTGAGTACAATTCCTCGACCGTGATTGTCTATCACAAATACTGCCCTGTGGAACTCGACAAGAGCTTCATTGGTGGCATCGTCGAAGAGGACGGAGTCAGCTACGTTGTCAAAGACATCATCCCGCAGTATCACCCATTGACGAGTAGGCTTCTAGCTTATGAAATTGAGGTGATTTGATGGGCGGTGTAAATGTCAAGATTGACCTGAAAGGTGTCGAGAAGAAAGTATCTCCAGAGAATTTTGCAAAGGGTAAGTTGGCCATCGCTAACCAAATGCTACTGGACATGGACCCGTACGTGCCAAAAAGAAAGGGGGAATTGAGGTCTAGCGGACATGTTCGACAAGACTCGATTATCTACGAAACACCTTACGCTAGATTGCGTTATTATGGCAAGAAGCGAAAGGGCTTCTTCTCAGAAAAACAAAGGAAGTTTTTCTTTGCGAATAAAGAAGAATTACTTAAATATAAAAAAGTCCAAGGAACTGGTCCAAGATGGGATAAAAAAGCCGCTGCTTTACACTCTAAGGAGTGGGCAGAGGTAGGAGCTGAAGCGATGGGAGTTAAATGATGCACGAAAATGATTTTTCAGAAGTATTATTAGAGTATATCAAAGGCGTCCAGTCTCAAATCCCCTCTAAGCACGGCTATTTAGACGAACATGAGGGGCTGGTAATCTATCCACTCCCTGGAGGAGATGTGGTAGAAGAGGATATGGCAGGGACACAGATTGTGGATCTACCATTCGAGATTGCGATCAAGTCAAAAGACCAGAAACTAATTGATAATACACTATGGCAGATTAACACTGCCTTATCAAAAATTGGCTTGGAATTACCAAGTAAAAACAATTCATATAACTATTTAGGTCTTGAAGTCAAGAAACCGTATTTGAACGAGTTGGACGAGCAAGGCTTTTACACTTATTTGCTGGATTTAACAGCAAATCTTGAAATCGAAAGGAAAGAATAAATGGCAAAGAACAAAAACGCATTACGAAAACATTACATTGGCCCATACAAAGAAGCGACTCCAGACACTCCGCCGACAGCAGAAGAGTATCTTTGGCTTGCTAAAGGTTTGAAGACATCCTCACCAGAAAACGACGAAGAAACAGATGACTCTGCATACTTCGACGGGGATGGAACCAAGGAAGAAATGGTTATTTCTAAGCGTCGTGGCCGTACATTTGAAGGGCATCGTGATTACTCAGATAAGGCCCAGAACTTTGTTGCTGACAAAGAAGATGAGGTCGGTGATGATCTCGTTGTTTGGTATAAGGAAGTTTCGTCTGATGGCAAAACTCAAAAAGAGGGATTGGCCCGTCTTTCTGAAATTGAAATTGGAGATGGTGAAGCGTCAGAGCTTGAAACAATCAAATTCAAGATTGCTTGGATTCGCAAACCTAAGAAATCAACTGTAGTACCAGGATAATCTAAGGCGTGATAATTCACGCCTTTTTATTTTTGAAAAAAGGAGAAAAACAATGGTCGTAATTAAAAAGCTAAGCAACATCATCCCTGTTGATTTTGGAGAGTTCCAGCTTGAATATGTAGCGAATGATGAAAATATCAAACGCATGAAAACAATCGGTCAGAATCTTGAAAAACGTGCTAAAAAGCTGGAAAAATCCGATGATGAGTCAGCTTTAAAAGACGCTTATCAAGCGTCAAAAGATAGCTGGACAGAGTTGTTTGATGAGGAAGCTTTTGAAAAAGTCTATAAATTCTCAGGAGAAACAACAACGGACACAATCTATTATCTAATTCAAGCGATCCGTGGCATTGTTACCGAATTTGAAAACCGACATTCTAAAAAAGCAATCAAGAAATATTTAGAGGGTTAATTATGCTAGATCTATCACGAAAATTGACAGATGAGTTGGTTATTGGTGATAAGGTCTACTCTCTCAATATGTCCTTCGATAATATCATTAGACTCTTTGAAATGTGGTGTGATGAAGAAATCCCAGAAAACGTCAAACCTTTTTTTGCTCTAAAAATGCTTACTGGAGACGGATTTGGCTCATTGTCAATTGAAGATGCCATGGATGTCTTTCAACAGATTTTCGAGGAGCACATCCAGTTGAAGTCACTGAAAGACGTATCGGTTGAGTACGACTTAGCCGGAAATGTGATGAAAAAAGAACCTTCTACCAAAAGTAATGAACCGCCTGTTTATGATATTTCACTTGACGGTGATTTCATTTATGCGAGCTTCATGCAAGCATATGGCATTGATTTGCTTGAAGAAAGAGGGAAGTTGCACTGGAAGAAGTTTAATGCATTGTTGTCAGGATTGCCAGAAGGCACTAAATTCGTTGAAGTTATCAAAATCAGGAAGTACAAACCAAGAAAAGGGGACTCACAAGCTTATATCGATGAAATGATGAAGCTAAAGAAAGAATATGCTTTACCTGATTCTGATGAGTATGATGAAGATGATGATTATGATTACGACATGGAATAGAAAGGAGGTAGCAAAATGGCAGATGGTAAGGTCGTCATTCAGGTAGATATGGATGGCGACAAGGCTCAGTCAGGTGTCGCACGGTTGAAAGGCATGGTCGGAGGGTTGTCTGAAAGTGGAGAGCGGTTAGGATCAGTTTTTAAATCAGTACTAGGCGCTAACATTGTAAGTGGTGCGCTTATTTCAGGGATTCAGTCTTTGGGAGGCGCTATAAAAGGTGTCTTCTCAACCGCTTTGGACGAAGGGGCAAAACTCCAACAATCTTTTGGCGGGATTGATACGCTCTACCAGGGAGCGGAAGATACCATGAAACAATATGCTACTGCTGCGGCTGCTGCTGGGATCTCTGCTAACACATACGCAGAGCAGGCAGTTTCATTCGGTGCCAGCTTGAAGAAAGCGCTTGGTGGTGATGCCGTGAAGGCTGCAGAATCAGCAAATAAGGCAATCATGGCTATGGCCGACAACTCAGCTAAAATGGGTACTGACATCGGTTCAATTCAGATGGCATATCAAGGCTTTGCTAAAGGGAATTACACAATGCTGGATAACCTCAAGCTCGGCTATGGTGGTACTCAACAAGAAATGCAACGGCTTCTCAATGATGCTAGCAAGCTTGAAGGTGCAATGGGCAAAAAGTTCAACATCAACAACTTTGCGGATATCGTAGAAGCCATCGACCTGGTTCAGCAAGACTTAGGAGTTGCAGGAGTTGCAGCGAAAGAAGCTGAGACTACTTTTAGCGGTTCATTCTCTGCAATGAAGGCATCAGCGTCCAATTTCTTAGCCGACCTCTCACTCGGTCAAGACATCACTCCATCTTTAAAGACGCTTGTTTCTACGACCTCTACGTTCCTCTTAGGCAATTTCGTGCCAATGGTAGGGAATATCATGAGACAACTTCCACAGGCCGTTGAAACGGCTTTGGCAGAAGCTGGTCCAAAAATTGAGCAAGGTTTCAAATCCTTGTTTACATCACTCGGAGTTGACGAGGGTGTTTTTGACTCATTCAAGGACACGTTCAGAGATGTCATCGTCACGGCTCAGTCATTGTTTGAGTCGTTCACTGGAGAAGCAAGCGGTTTTGGGAATGTCATTCAAGGTGTAAGTAACATCATTGAAACGGCCAATACTATGATCCAGAACCTAGCCATGGGCTTCCAATTCGCACTAGAAGCCTTTGAGAATACAGGAGCGATTCAGAACGCTTACCAGGCATTTAAGGACTTGTCAGAGGCAGCACTTGACCTCGCAACTAAGTTAGGCGACGCTATCCCGTGGGATATCGTAGGCGCAGCCGCCGGGCACGTCGTGAACGCTATTTCAATGGTTATCAGTTGGATTTCAAAAATTTCTCAATCGATAAGTGCGGATGTTTGGAAGGGGCTGATAACAGGTATTGGAGGTGCAATTCTAGCATTTAAAGGATTTAACTTCTTAAAAAGCTTTAATCCTTTTGGTTTATTTGCTAAAGGAGCAAAAGAGGGAGCGGATGAAGTCGTAAAAGGTGCGACCAAATCAAAAAGTTTTGTATCGCAGATTTTTAGTGGCTTAGCTAACGTTATCAAATCATCAGGAACAGCAATCAAGACGGCTGCTACAGGGATTGGCCAAGGTATCAAAACAGCCCTCTCTGGATTAGCGCCAGTTATTAAAGCCTTTGGGACTGCACTGAAAACTGCAGGGATGGGCAATATCCTAGCGCTTGGCGGAGCAGTTGCTATTGCAGCGGTCGGTATTGGTGCTGGTATTGCTATTATTGCTGCAGGCTTAAGTCTCATTGCTAGTCAAGGCGAAGGAGTGGCTACAATCATTAACGCAGTTGGCCAGGCATTTGCTACTGTCGCTACTGCAATCATCAGCACATTTGCTCAGGCTATTGTCACAGTTTCAGGAGTTCTTCCAAATGTAACAAGTGCCTTAGCTCAACTCTCTCCTCTTGTCGTTGCATTTGGTGAAGCTATGGGAGCGGCAGCACCATTCATTACTGCCTTGGGAGAGGCCATTTCAGGAATTGCCACGGCAGTGACTCCGATTGTTGAGATTATAAGTAATGCGTTCGTTTCAGTATCTCAAATCATTGCTGATACTATTGTTCAAATTGTCGAAGCGATTGCTCCATTTGCTCCAGCTATAACTAAAATGGTAGTTGCGATTGCTCCGTCAATTGCAGATATTGTTTCATCGTTTAGCGATATGTTCTCTCAGGTTAGTCCTATCATTGATAGCTTGACAAATTTGCTAAAAACTTTTGGAGAACAAGTCAGCTCAATCTTAGAGAGCGCTGGCGGTGTGGTCGAGTCGTTTGGTTCAGCTATTCGCAATGTACTTGACGGTGTAGCTGGTATCTTTGACAGTATCGGTAACGCTTCACTAAATGCAGGTCAAGGCTTCAAGGCTTTGGCAGAGGGTGTCGTAATGATCACCAACACAAACCTTGGGGATATGGTTTCTTCTTTAGGAGCGGTCGCTTTGGGTGTCGGTAAAATAGCAGGATATGGCTCTGATTTGTCAGCAGTTGGGAATGGCATGACCATTCTCAGTAATGGGATGATGATGTTTGCGCAATCTGCTATTCTGGCAACTGCTGCATTATCAACATTCCCTAGCTTAATTTCTAATTTGTCAGCCGTAGCAGGAAGCGCACCAACTTCTTTTCTCGTTTTGGCGACAGCGGTCCAAACAGCCGGAACATTGATGGCTACAAGCATGCAAGCAAGTATGACTCAAGTTCTTATCGCAGTGAACAACGGGATGACATCGATTGTTCAAAATGTACGCAATAATGGAAGTCAGATGGTTGCGGTTTGGAGAGTATCTGGGCAACAACTTGTTAGTGCCACTCAAGGATTTGTGAATTCAGCAAACAACACCCTTTCTCAAATTGGGCGAGGAGTTGACCTTCATTCAAACGGGGCAGCACTCATGGCTGGTTTGAAGTCTGGTATTGATTCAGGTTGGTCTCAGATCACTTCTAGTGTCTCAAATATGGCTCAATGGATTAAAGACCATAAAGGACCTGTTTCGTATGACAGAAGGTTGCTTATCGAGAATGGTTCGGCCCTCATGGCAGGTTTGAATCAAGGTATTCAGACAGGATGGAGAAATGTCATGGATAATATTTCTAGCATGGCAGGAACTATTCAAGATGTAATTAACGATGACTATTCGGATATCGGCTGGCAGATTGGTCTAGGTATTTCAGACGGCCTTAATTCGTCAATGGATAAGGTCACAGGTCATTTAGATGCTATTCGTGATCATGTTAATGATTTTAGTTTAAGGTCTAAAAATCTTTTGACAGGAGCGACTGCTACCATGTCGAGTCAGCTTAAAGTTGAGACGTTGAGAGGTAAGACTCCGATCGATGAAACATCTAGCAGACAAGAAGCCTATATCGCTCATTCAACAAGTCTATTATCAGATGTGATTGATAGCTTGTCAGAGTTGAGAGAGCAAGTAGCACAAGGTCAGACAATGGTCTTGGATACAGGGGCGCTTATTGGTGGTACTGCTTATGCTTATGATGAAGCAGTAGGGAACATTCAGACATTGAGAGGACGGCATCGATTATGATTACTCAAATTAAGGAATATATCCAGTTCGGTGATTTTAATAGCAAAGATGCCGGTTGGTATCTTCAAAGTAGGGATGCTCCTACTCCTGATAAAAAGGAAATTGTGGAGCAAATCCCTTATCTGCAAGGTGTTTTAGACTTCTCTGATGTACTTGGAGAGGTCTTTTTTGATAGACGAGAAATCACTTATGAATTTAAGCTACCAAATAAGGATTACCCCGATAGGAAGGTAGCTGAACGATTTATAAAATCAAGCATGACGACCAAATCGGAAAGTCAGCTATTTGACACTCACGATAAACGATATTATTGGCTTGGAAAGGTCAAGAGCATTAAGGTGACAGATGTACCTTTGAAGAAGCATTTGATTGCTACAATTGTATTCATTTGCTATCCATTTGCCTTTCATGTTGATAATTACTTTGATGATGTATGGGACACATTCGACTTCGAGAATGATTTCTCTAATTGGACCAAATGGCGGATAAATGGACAAAATGAAATATTCTTCATCAACGGCGGAGATACATCCGTTAGTCCGACAGTCATCTGCAGTAGTGATATTACATTGGTTGATAATAAAGGTAAAACTTATAAATTCAAGCAAGGTGAAAACAATGACTTTGTTTTATCTATTAAATCAGGTATCAACCGTTTTACTGCTAAAGGGAATGGAACTATTTCATTAAGATTTAATGCAGAGGTGATGGCATGAGTAGCAGAGGAGGTTTTGAAGTATATTTTTGGAACTCTTTTCGAGAAATGTTGGCTGATAGACTTTCTGTTGAAAAAAAGGTGATCTATAGCCCATATTCACGTAAAGGTAATAAGATTCTTTCCGGAACCATCACACAGGCTCAAAATGCAATCAATGAATTTACTTTCACGATGCCAATGCAAAACAGCCTTTACCAAAAATTAGTTCCTTTTCAATCGATTATCCAGGTCGTAAATTTATATGACGAGGAAGTCGAATTTGAGGGCAGGGTTCTGAGTGTTTCAAATAAAATGACGAGTACAGGATTCGTTCAAGAGGTTGAATGTGAGGATTTTCTTTCATTTTTCCACGATAGTGCTCAAAGTTTCCGTAAATTACAAAATACTGGCGCAGAAGCATATCTAAGAGAAATACTTAACCAACACAATAGTCAAGTCGAAGATTACAAGAGGATTCAGCTTGGTAATGTGACTGTTAACAGTAGGACAGATAAGCCTTGGAGATATCTAGGTTATGAATCTACTTGGGACACGATTAGAGAGCGGATTGTTGCTAATATTGGTGGATATCTTACTTTACGAAGAGAGAATGATGGCTTCTACCTCGATTGGACCTCTTCGATTGGTAAGAATCAAGAATCACCTATCCAGCTAGGTAGAAACATCAAGTCTGCATCTCGTGAGATTTCATTTGACGGTATCGCAACTCAAATCATGCCGATTGGAGCGGATGAGAAGAATAGTCAAAACCAAAGCAGTGATAACAAGGAAGAACAAGGCTCTGATGTTACCAGAAAACAGATTGACATTTCTTCCGTAAACGATGGCAAAATATGGCTTGAAGATGCTGAACTTGTAGCCAAGTTTGGTGTTATCAGAAAACCTGTTATTTGGACAGAAATCGATAATCCCCAAGTCTTAAAGAATAGAGGTCTTCAATATCTAAGAAATCAAAAAATCGCTTTAGCCAAGTGGACAGTGTCAGCAGTGGAACGATATTTGATTGACTCAAGGTATGTGAAATTCAAAATCGGCAATACACATCCAATTTTGAACGCCCCGCTTTCAGGGATCGAAACTTTGCAAATTATCGAGAAGAAGATTGATATCTTAAATCCTCAAAGTGTGGATTTGGTAATCGGCTCTAGATCTCAATCGTTATCAGCTTATCAACTTCAAACTCAAGAAGCGGTAGAATCAATTGAACGTGTCAAGGCGAACCGAGAAATTGAGAATAAGCGAGAAAAACTCTTGGCTCTAACAAGTGAACTAGAACGATTGAGAAATGAACACAAGCCTGAACATGCAGAAAGAATCAGAGCGTTAGAAGCTGAAATTAATAAAATTAGAAGTGAATTGGGAGGAAATTAATGACAACAGAAGAAGCAACAGGACGTTTGAATCTATACGACGACACATCACCGCTACCAAATACTAAGAGCATCAATATTCTAGTTGAAGGTATTAGGAAGAAAACGAGAGGGGCCGATGTTCGTGAAGCAATTGCGAAAGCACTTGAGGTAACATACGAGAATGCCACAAAAGAGGGCAATGCTAATATGGAAGTAGCCAAGGCTAGAGGTGGATTTGATACACTTTCGCAAAATCTTTTGAGCATAAATGCTAATGCGGATGCTGCTAATCAAAAAGCTAGTCAACTTGTCAATGACAAAGTTGATAAAAATGGATCTGGGCAGGTTACTTGGGGTATGTTGGCGCAGGATGCGAGGGAACAAATAACAGGGGGGAAGGTGGCAGTGGTTGGAAACAATGCTGTTTCAACACCTAACATCGTTGATGGAGCAGTCACAGACCAAAAACTCGATGAGCGCATGGGATTTGGTTTGATGATTGCTGGCCGTTTATTGATTGATGCTACCAATTCAAGGGTAGAGTTGAGCAATGGTAGTTGGTTTCAAGTAGGAAAACGTAAAGCTAAAATTGATAAAACCTTGACAGCCCCGTTGCCTAGTTCAGACACGTCACAGTATGTTGTCTATAACGATGAGACACAATTGTTATATGTCAAAACATTAAATGACATTCAAAACATCGGGAATCGTGAAACCATCTTAGCGATTCTATTTAACGGGGCGTTGGTTCATCCGCAGTCTTCTCCATTTGTGAAGACGGTGGGACTCAAGGTTGGTGAACGCCTAGATTACGTTAATGCTGATTGGGGGACTGTCATCCAAGGAGAAATCACGCTTGACCTTGCTACAAGAACAATCCGAGGGCGTAAGAAGGGCGACATCATTGTCTCTTTTCAAAATTATTACATCAACGGTATTGAAGATTTTGAAATTACCTTACCGAACTACTACGGGAAATTGTTACTCTTTGATAGAGAGACCAAGAAGTTTCAAGTGGCGGACATGGATAGTTACGACAACCACAAGAAAAAAGATATTTCTAAGACGGCTTCACTAATCAAAGTAGCTGAAATTTACCAAAATGAAATCAGGCATATTTCTAGCGATAGCAACATTTTTCTTACCAACCAAGGAATTAAGCAAAAACAAGACATAACGTTAGAACAGTTGAAGGTTGACCTACAAACCAAACGCACGGTTATTGTGACGCTAGGTGACTCAACGACAGATGGATACAGAACATCTGGCTATTCAGGAAACGTTCTCGAAAGTCTAGCTTCCAAGCCAAAAACTTATACCGAGATTTTAAACGGTATCATCAATGACCAAAAAGGGTATAGCTTTAACCATAAATTCTATAACCGTGGATTCTCTGGTAAAACGATTGCTTGGTTAAAAGATAATTTGGACGCTGTTTTAGCTCCAATCACCGAACAGATTGACTATGCTTTCATTACGATGGGAATCAATGACAATATATATGAAAAAAGTAATATTCAAGCCTTTAAGGATAATCATATCAACGTTGTTAACCGCTTGGTAGCTAAAGGCATTAAACCTATCCTAATGTCAACACAGGCAGAGTTTGAAAACTACAAGCGTTTTGGTTCAAAAATCAACAGTATTGCGGATAACATCAAAAAAGACCTAGCGAATGAACTAGGCATTCCATTTATTGATTATAATGCTGGAACTAGAAACATTCTGAATAGCTCAGAATATAGTGTTAAAGCTCTTATTCCTGATATGTGTCACTTTGGAGATCTTGGCCATCAAAAAGGGGCAGAATTCCTATCCAGTCAGTTGATTCCTCAAACGGTATTTGTTTCAGGGATTAGTAAAATTGGGTATCAAAATAACAAAGTGGCATCTGATTTGAATTATTCAGATTACTTGACGGATGAACAAAAGGATGTGAAGTGGATTACTAGAACTGACGGCTTCGATTTAGAAGGACAACTAAGTTCTCCTCAAACAAAGACTATGTTTGAGGTTTCGGTTTATATTGAACGTCCGTCAATTATCCGATTTTTTGGAGACAACGTGATTGTGACGTCAAATGGGCAGTCATTATCAGACGGTACTGTGCTTGATGTCGGATTTTATCGAATCACAGCTAAGAATCGTTCTGGAGTTGTTAGTAAATTCCGTGGCTTGAAATTTAATCTGAAAGAAGTATAGGTAAAGGAGGTTGTATGCAAATCGAATTTTTCAATTTTTTAAGAAGTGTCGTCAAGACTGAGGACGGACTGGTATTGTACGCTCTAGCTTTGATTGTCTCAATGGAAATCATTGATTTCTTGACAGGGACAATTGCTGCTATCGCAAACCCTGACATCGAGTATAAGAGCAAAATCGGTATCAATGGGCTCCTTCGTAAGATTTTAGGGGTCCTTTTACTGATGATTCTTATTCCGATGTCCGTGCTCTTGCCTGAGAAGACAGGCTTCGCATTCTTGTACTCGATCTATCTCGGATACATCGCATTTACTTTTCAATCACTTATTGAAAATTACCGTAAATTAAAAGGAAATATCACTCTTTTTCAGCCAATCTTAAAAGCATTTCAACGCTTATTTGAAAAAGATGAAGATAAAAACAAAGGAGAATAACACATGCAACAAATCAATGAAATCATCATCAATGCAGCAATTAGTATTCTTGTCATTTTGACTGGAATCGCAGTCAAAACGGTTAAAGAATACCTAGTGAAAAAGGGCGGAGAGCAGGCCGTTAAAATTACTGAAATTTTAGCTCGAAACGCGGTGAACGCCGTTGAGCAAGTATCTGCTGAAACAGGCTACAAAGGCGAAGAAAAGCTAGAACAGGCTCGAATCAAAATCCGTGCTGAATTGAACAAGTACAACATCGGCATGACCGACAAAGACCTGGATACTTTCGTTGAGTCAGCGGTCAAGCAGATGAACGATGCGTGGACTGAAAAATAAATCAAGAGGACCTTTTAGGTTCTCTTGATTTTTTATTAGAAAGGAGGTTAGCATTTGAAAAAGGCCATTAAAAAAGATACAGACATTTGTGTCAAAGTCCGAGATGGTGCTGACAAAGTAAGCGAGGAATTCTACTCGCATGATAAAAACAACGCATTTATCGAGTTGTCATTGAACAGTATCAACGCTGATAAAGTGACGGTCTTATTCCACTTCAAGAAAACAAATCGCTTTTTGGAAGTTGTCGGTTTGGTTGAAGATAAACACGTTTCAATTCCATTTGATACATCAATGATCACGACTGACGAAACCGTGACAGGTTTTGTTTACGCTGAGAAAGACCTGCAATCTGCAGACCTTTTTAGATTCTCGTTTGGTGTACGTGTGTCAGAAATCGACAAGCTCGACGGCGCTCCTATCATCGAGAAGGAGACAAAGCGCATTGTCGCAGTAACTGAAATCGTGACCAAATCGGAATTAGATGAAGCACTGAAACACATCAAGGTTGAAGGTGTGACCTATGACGATTCGGGAATCTTACGACGCTTAGCGTTGCTAGAAGCTAAAACTGAAATCGACACAAGTCGATTTGCTACAAAAGAAGAGGTACAGAACATCTCTCTGACTCCTGGTCCAAAAGGCGAGCGTGGGGATCCAGGCCCACAAGGTATCCCAGGAGAAATCGGACCACAAGGATTGGCTGGTCCGCAAGGCTTGCAAGGTATCCAGGGAGAACGTGGACTTGATGGTCAACCAGGACCTAAAGGGGACATCGGTCCTGTCGGTCCTCAGGGTATTCAGGGCGAGCGTGGTCCACAAGGTCCGAAGGGTGATCCATTTAAGTATAGCGACTTTACTCAAGAGCAACTTGAAGCGCTACGAGGTCCAGCTGGTCCACAAGGTCCTTCAGGCTCTGGTGGCGGTGGTACAGGTGGTAGTGTCGATTTATCTAAATACGCTCTTAAGACAGACTTAAATGCTTATTTATCTAGGACTGATGCTAATAATCACTATGCTCAAAAAGGCTGGTCTGCACAAACCTTCGCTTATAAGGGTGATTTAGGTAGTTTTATTAGAAAAAACGAGATTGGGCAATATGCATTAACACCTGGCGATGCTGCTTCTCGTTACGTTAATAATATTCAAGCTCAGAATTTTGCTAAGAATGCAGATTTAGCTAACTATGTTCCTAAAGCTCAGTACGATGAAGATATGGAAGCTCTTAAGAAACGTATAAACGATTTAAAAAACTTAAGAAAGGAAAAATAAAAAATGGGAATTAATATTGAAAATGCCATTTCCTGGATGAAAGCTAGACAAGGACGAGTCTCTTATAGCATGGAATACCGAGATGGTGAGGACTCGTATGATTGTTCATCATCAATGTACTACGCCTTGCGCTCCGGTGGAGCCGTGTCAGCTGGATGGGCAGTGAATACTGAATACATGCACGACTGGCTTATTAAGAACGGTTTCGAACTAATTGCAGAAAATACTCCATGGAATGCTAAACGAGGAGACGTCTTCATTTGGGGCAGACGTGGATCCTCAGCTGGTGCTGGTGGACATACTGGTATTTTCATTGATAGTGATAACATCATCCATTGTAATTATCGCTATGATGGGATCTCAGTAAACGACCACGATGACATCTGGGTATACGCTGGGCGTCCTTACTACTACATTTACCGTTTGACCAATCCAAACGCTCAACCTGAGGCACCTAAAAAAGGCTGGCAAAAGGATGATAAAGGCTACTGGTACGCTCGAGCTAACGGTACTTATCCTAAGTCGGAATTTGAGTACATCGAAGAAAACAAATCATGGTTCTACTTCAATTATGAAGGATATATGGTTGCTGAAGATTGGGTTAAACATACCGACGGCAAGTGGTACTATTTTGACAAGGGTGGCTACATGGCCACATCTTGGAAAAAAATCAATGGGAAATGGTACTATTTCAACCGTGACGGTTCAATGCAGACTGGCTGGATTAAGTACTACGATAAGTGGTACTACTGCGATGAAACAAATGGCGATATGAAGTCAGATTGCTTTGTCAAATATAATAACGGCTGGTACATGTTACTTCCTGACGGTCGAATGGCTGACAAGGAATCATTCACTGTTGAGCCTGACGGCTTGATTACTACAAAATAAAAATAAAGCATAGAAAGGCTTTCAGAATTTAATTACACTTACCGCTGGCTCTTGCTGGCGGTTTTTTTGTTTGCTCTGAAAGTACTTTCTAAAATAAAAAAAGTTTAAATTTCTTTGTGTTTATTGTTGACATAAGTCAACAAACATGATATACTATATTCAAGATAAGGAAAGGGAGTTCAAAAGAACTCAGGTAAAACACAATGAAAATCAATAATGAATTTGTAATGACAGTAGGCGCTGGAATTAACATGAAAGAAAAATTAGAAAAACTTGCTAACAGCAAAGGTTTTACAGATAGAAATACAGGTATCTTTGTTGGTAAAGCTGATCTAGAAGAAAAAGGCCTTTACTCTTACATTGACGGTACAAAAGAAGTTTTAGACGTTGAAGATTTTGAAGCCTTTGAAAAATTTGAACAATTTGAATTTTTCGGTTTTTGTGGAAATGAAAATGTTTATCTTTACAAATAATTAAGAGGTAATTCAATGAAAATTGATACGAAGAAGGTAGAGATGGTCTTGATGGACGAGACCATCCCTGCCAATCTCTTTGAAAAAGAGTTAGGTATTTCACGTTCGGCAGTCACCAGATTGCGAAAAGGAGAGCGTGAGTTTAAAAATTTCACAATCGATACTGCTGAAAAAATTCAAAAATGGATTGATAAAAATGAAGCTTGATTTGACAGGGAATAAATACGGTCGTCTGACCGTTCTTGGCGACAACGGAACAAGAACAAAAAACGGCAAGGTATTATGGCATTGTCTTTGTGAATGTGGCGATACAACTTATGTACGTGCTGACCATTTAAAAAATGGCTCAGTAGTCTCTTGTGGCTGTTTGAATAATGAGAAAAAACATGAACGCTTCAAGGATTTGACTGATTCAGAGACAGATAATTTTAAAGTAATCGATAGAGCGTACTCAAAAAATCAACGTGTCTACTGGAATTGCATTTGCAAGCATTGCGGAAATCACATCGAATTGCAAAGTAATCAGATAGAGAGATATTCAGGATGTGGTTGCAAGCAAAATCGTAGTACAAAAGAGCGAATGGCTGAAATCCGAGATTCTGAGAGTTTAAAATCTACGAAACCAACTGCGAAAAGCAGTACAGGGGTTAGAGGTGTTTATTTTAATAAACGGAAGAATAGATATCAGGCTTTCATAAATGTTGACAAAAAAACAAAATATTTGGGAAGCTACACTTCCTTGGAAGAAGCTACCAAAATACGCAGAGAAGCTGAAATTGAAAATGGATACAAATAAAGCAGTGATTTTTTTCACTGTTTTTTATTTTTTCTACGAATAGATAAGTAGGAGGAATAAAAATGAAAATCTTAAATATTGAACTAACAAGCATTGATGAAACTGATTTAGGCTTTGAGCATTGGGTGGATGTGACTTACAACGTTCCGATTTTGAAAAACGAATATACGGTTAAGCTGTTGCTCTTGATGGAATGCAAGATAGAGGACCAGGAAGTCATTGAGTATCTGGTATCAACTTGGAAGTATCGGGATCTCGTGCTACATTCTGTACAGATGTATGAGATGGAAAAAATCAATAATTTTACTATCCTTGATTGAAATGTTGGTGGTGTTGCTTATCATTAGTGTCCTACTCTTACTGTTTGTACCAAATCTTACTAAGCAAAAGGATGCAGTGAATGACAAGGGGAAAGCAGCT